CAACAAACCATCTAGATTGTTGGCAATAAAGCCGTAAGTGGTTCGTTTCCCTTGTCTTATGTCATCCAAGAAATCCGTGCCGACCCGCATTCGGCGGGCAACAAAGGGGTGCTATGATGGCTGAAATGAGCGCCGATAACAACGTGCCAGCGCGACGCAAGGCAGGCAGGCCACGAAAGGCCGATGCTGCGACTATCGAAGCATGTAAAGAGCGGTGGCTACAAGAGTTCCGCACTCTGGGCTGGGCTGGCGCGTGCGAGGCTGCTGGCGTCGCGATCAGCACGCCGAGCAACTGGCGGGCGATCGATCCGGCCTTCAAGGCGAAGCACGACGCGCTCAATCCCACGATCGCGGACGGGCTGGAGCGCATGATCGAAGAGGTGCTGTCCGGCAAGCGCCAAATGGACAAGGTGCAGATGACCCTGCTGATCTTCCGGCTGAAGGCGCTGCGACCGGCCCTGTACCGGGAGCGGTGGAGCGTGGAGCACTCCGGCCCTGACGGTCAGCCCATCAAGGTCGAGACGAACGGCAACGCGCAGCGCGGCATGGATTTGCTCAACCAGTGGGGCGGACGCCTCGCCTCCAAGAACTGAGCAACCTAGCAGCACCCCTCCCCCCTGTGACCAAGCGCCCCCGACCTGAAGCACGCGCGTTCGTCACGATGCGCGAGCGGGTGCTGCGGGCTGCACCAGCCGAACAGGCTCACCTGCGTGCGGCGTTTGCAGGCTCATTCGCCGCATGGTGCGAGGCCACGGCGTGGACCTACCGGGTCAAGGACATCGACCCGGAGACTGGGCGCGAGGTACCGGCACCGCAGATGCACGTCCCCTTCACGCTCTGGCCCTGCCAAGTCGAGGCCAGCGAGGCCATCATCGACGCCATCGGCAAGGGCGAGGACTGCGTGATCCGCAAGAGCCGAGACATGGGCGCTTCGTGGCTTCTCGTGGGCATCGCAGCGTGGGGCTGGCTGTTCCACGGCTGGCAGAGCCTGCTGGTCAGCCGCGTCGAGGATCTCGTGGACCGCACCGGCGACCCGGACACGCTGTTCTGGAAGGTGGACTACCTGCTAGCCGCCCAGCCCGAGTGGCTGCTACCGGCGTCACCCAAGGCGCTGGAGAAAGGCGGAGACCTGCGGCAGCACATGATGCTCCGGCATCCCACCAGCGGCGCCACCATCGCAGGGCAGGCGAGCACAGAGCACATCGGGCGCGGTGGACGCCGCACGCTCGTGGTCTTCGATGAGTTCGCAGCCCTCGACCACGCCGACGCGGCATGGCGCAGCGCGGCAGACTGCACGTCGTGCCGCATCGCGAACAGCACGCCCATCGGCGCAGGCACTGAGTACGCCCGCCTCGTCAGCGCCGCCCGGACGCAAGGGGCGCCCCGCCTGATCGAGTTGATGTACTGGCAGCACCCAGACAAGGGGGCCGGGCAGGAAGAGCGCGAGGACGTGGACGGCGCCATCACCGGCATGGCAGGCGCCCGGTACGTCTGGACGCCGTGGTTGCATGACCAGTTGAAGCGCCGCGACCGGATCGACCTGTGCCAGAACGTGTTCGCGGAGTCCATCGGCAGCGGGCAGGCGTTCTTCAGCAGCCACGCCGTCACCCAGCACCGGGAGGACCACGCCAAGGCGCCGGTCAGGGCCGAGTACGGCAAGGGCAAGATGATCCCCAGCCCCAGCGGCAGGTGGCGCATCTACGAGCAACCCAGCCGCGCGGCGGACTACGTTTGCTTCATCGACCCGGCGTATGGCACGGGCGCGGCCAATAGCGCCGTGTGCGTCATGGAGGCTGCGACCCGGACGGTCGTGGCGGAGTTCATCGACCCCAACATCGCCACCTACGATCTGGCGTTGGAGGTCGCTCAGGTGCTCCGGCGGTTCTACAAGGGGCGCGGACCGGCCTTGGTGGGGTGGGAGACGAACGGGCCCGGCGCCGCCTTGCAGCACGACTTTGAACGCGCCGAGTACCGCAACGTGTACCGGCAGAGGCAGGTGGGGACGAGGGCGGAGACGAGGACGATGCGGGTGGGGTGGACCAGCACCAAGCGCACCAAGAGGGCGCTGCTGGGCGGTCTGGCGAGGTCACTGGCGCAGGGCGAGGTGGTGGTGACCAGTGGCGACTGTCTGGACGAGATGCTGGAGTACATCGTGCTGGAGGACGGCAGCATCGAGGCGGGTTCGCGCAGGGACGAGTCGAGTGGCGCCCGGGAATCGCATGGCGACCGTGTGATAGCAGTCGCTGGCGCTCTTATGCTGTGCGACGAGGTGGGCGAGGCATTGGAGCCTCCCCCCGCATACGAGGAGGACACCTTGGGTGCTATCTTGAAACACGAGGAGATCATTCGTGGCGACTAAGCGCAAGCGCGGCCCCAGCCTGTCGGTGGGCCGTGGAGAGAAACTTTCGGTGAAGGCTGGCGGCGGGCTGACGGCAAAGGGACGCGCCAAGTACAACAGGGCGACCGGATCGAAGTTGAAGGCGCCCACGAAGGACAAGAACAACCCTCGACACAAGTCGTTCTGCGCGAGGAGCAAGTCATGGAAGGGTCCGCGAGGCAAGGCGGCGCGTAGAAGGTGGGGTTGCTGAGATGAAGAATTCCTTGGTGGGTAACATCAATCGTCGCAAGAAGTTATGAATCAGCAGGCCCAAGTCGAAGACGACGGTCAGCAAGAAGTCTTACGCCGCCATGAAGCGCGGCTGGAAGAGGAGCAAGTGATGCCGAAGGTCGGAAAGAAGAAGTTCCCCTACACGAAGAAGGGCAAGTCCGCCGCCAAGTCCTACGCCAAGAAGATGGGCAAGCCCGTCAAGAAGATGCGGGGCTATTGATGCCATTCAAGAGCAAGGCTCAGGCGCGGTACATGTTTGCGAACATGCCGAAGACGGCCAAGAAGTGGGCAAAGAAGACCAAGAGCATGAAGGGTCTTCCGGCCCGTGCGAAGAAGAAGAAGAAGGGCAAGAAGAAGGGCGGTAAGAAGTGCTGATCCGCGCAGGAAACAGAATCATTCCCTTGACTTCGATCGCCTATTGCGAGGTTGTCCGAAACGATGAAATCATCATTCACACGCTCACTGGGAATGTGTTGGTCGCTGCTGGGAGCGATGCTGAAGTCATCCAAGCGATGGTTGCTCGCATCCAAAAACCACAAACAGGAAAGAAGGCGCAAGGTGTACGGAAAGAAGAAGTCGAAGAAGGCCGGTAAGTCAAAGGGTGGATCCTGCTGCTCTCGCCGTGGCAATGGCGGCGGCATGGGCGGGGGCAAGGGTGGCGGCATGGGTGGTGGCAAGGGCGGCGGCTACAAGCGCTAAGTCATGCTCAAGGGCGACGTTACATCCATCCGGCAGGAGATTGACAACGCCGAGGATTTCCGCGACTCCCACTTGGAGCAGTGGCGAAACCTCATCTCTCGCTACCACGGCCCCGCGTTTCGCAAGAACGACGACGAGGAGGACGATCCTGAGAATTTCGTGCATGAGTACATTGCGCTGATTCTCCCGAGGATCGTGCATGACAACCCCAAGATCCGGGTCAAGTCCATGCGTCCGATGGTTCAGGGGATTGCGTCCGACCTGATGCAGGTTGGCCTCAACCGGTGGTGTCGGATGACCAACATCCGAACGACGCTTGAGCGCATCGCCACCGACATGCTGCTTGGCTTCGGCGTTGGCATGGTCGTGAACGAGCCACGTCGCGGCTATCGGTTTGCCGACGACTCAGATCCCTACCTGCCAAGGCTTTACAGAATCAGTCCAGACAGGTTCTTCATTGATCCTGCCGCCACGAGCATTGAGGACGCCCGCTACATGGGGCATTGCTACATCGTGGACAAGGAAGACCTGCTGGAGCAGGCCAAGACCGAGGACGGGTGGAATGTCGAACTGATCGAGGGCATGGCCGAGAATTCGGGCATTGACGAGATCAGGGAGAGCAGCAAGGGCGATCGCACCATTTCCGATCGCGGCGAACTGGTCATCTACGAAGTGTGGGTTCCCGAGATCAGGGACGAAAAGGTCGAGGTTCTGGACAGTTCCATTGGCGTCTACAACGCGCCGATGAACATGTTCAATGGCACGATCTACACGATCCTGAAGCACCAGTCGGAGACGAAGGACGGCACCAAGAAGGTCGCCTCGTTCGTCCGTGAACCCCGCACATACTGGGGTCCACGATCCGGCCCATACGAGGTGTTCGGCGTCTACAGCGTTCCTGACGATCCCTACCCCCTGTCCCCACTTGTGGCCCTGTTGCCCCAGATCGACGACCTGAATTCGCACCTTCGGTCGATGCGATACAGCGCCAGCGCCTACAAGCGCGTGATCATGGTTGACAGCCGCAACCAGCAGTTGGCAAAGGACATACAAGACAAGGACGACTTGTTTGTCGTGCTTGCCGATGGCATCGACCCCAGTCAGGTTGTGCCCGTCGAGGTTGGCGGCATCACCACCCAGCAGGTGACATACGCCCAGCAGGCTCAGGACCGGCTGGACCGCGTATCGGGCATTCACGACGCCATGCGCGGCAACGTGTCCGGTTCGGCCACGGCAACCGAAATCAGCATTGCCGAGGGCGCTTCGGGCGTTCGGCTGTCCCACATCAAGAAGCAGTTTCAGGAATCGGTGAATCGCGTCATTCGTTCCGTGGCTTGGTTCATGTTCCACGACCAGAAGATCGAGTTCCCGGTTGGTGAAGATGGCATTCCGATTCTTGGCGCTTACCCGGATCCGGTGTTCAGTGCTCGGTCCATGGTTGGCGCATTCGACGATCTCGACCTGCAAATCGAGGCCATGAGCATGGAGCGGGTCAGCGAGCAGATGATGCAGCGCCGTTCGCTTGAACTGCTACAGATCATCGGAAACATCGCCGGTGCGGTCATTCAGGCGCCGCACGTCAAGTGGGATCAGGTGCTCAGTTTCGTTGGAGATGCCATGAACATCCCCAACCTTTCCGACATGATCGACGTAAATGCCGGTCAGCAGATGCGTGATCAGATGATGACGCAACAGGCCCAGTCTGGCGTAGTCCGACCCGCCAAGTCGGAACAGGTCATTCAGGGACCGTCGTCGTTCAGCAAGGGGTCTTTGGGATCCTGACATGCCCATGTATCCTTTCGTCAACGAGTCTGGTGGAACCGCCGAATTCTTCTATTCGATGAGCGAGGCGCCTTCCATCGGGGTAACCGTTGAGGTTGATGGTTGCAGGTGGACGAGGGTGGTCAGCGATTTCACGGTAGATCCCGGCACGAACAGATATCAGTACCCCTATGTGTCGAACGCGCTCCCTCGCAAACTTGAGGGATGCCCGACAAACGCACAGGGGAAGCCAATCATCATGTCGCGGCGACATGAACGAAACATCGCCGCAAAGCACGGTTACGCAAAGGATTAGGACACGAATGAGTGAACCCGATATCCAGAGCAGTAGTTCGGAATCCGACGAGGAAACCGAACTTACTACTGAGACTTCTTCTGGTTCGGAAGAGGACACCATCCTCGACCGACTCTTGTCCGATGGGGATGAGACTTCCGTTTCATCCACACCAGCCAAGGCAGAGAAGACCACTCAGGTTTCTGCCGACACTCAGGCAAACCCTGACCGGCAGAAGGCGATCTCCATTCTCAAGCGAGATGGAGTACCTCAAGCCGTCATCGACGGTGTATCGGACGAAGTTCTTGCCGAATGGGTTGCCAAGGCATCCAAGCGGCAGAACGACGTTGACGGATATCACTCCAAGATGATGGAGTTGGAGAAGAAGGTCGCAGCATCCAGCAAGACAGCGGAAGAGAGTGACGATGACCTGATCATCGATGACGGCGAAGACGCCGAACCTTCGGATGATGAGGAACAGTCTGATTCCGTCAACGACGAGCGATCGGATGATGACGAACCCGTTGGCAAGTCCAAGTCCATCAAGAAGATGGAGGCGGAACTTGCCGAACTGCGGAAGTCCCAACAGGAATTCCAGCAGCAAGCGTTGCAGTACCAAGTGGATGTCGCGGAATCAACACTGCGTCAACTTTATGGGGATCGATCCCCGGAGCGAGACGCCGTGATTTCCGAGATGAATCGACTGGGATCTGCGAAACCCGGTTCTTATCAAACGATGTTGCAACTTGCGCAGGAGGCTTACACCAACCTTGCTGGCCCCCTGAATCGCACCGCAAGCCGAAAGGCAACGCAGCCCACCGTTGGAAATAGGGTCGCTCGCAACGAGCGCCCTGTCTCACCGGCGGATGCGGAGGACGCGATTCTCGATGCCATCATGGACGGAAAGTCAGCGCAGGAAGCACGTCTCATTACGAGAAAGTGAGTTGAAACATGGCTGGTACTCCCATCCAGACGTTCAATGACTTCATGAACGCGACTGGTCCGACCTATCTGACCAGTGCTGACGCAATCATCAACGAGGCAGTGAAGAACACCTACGCCTTCTCTCGTCTTCTCAAGGAGAAGACCAGTGAGGCAACGGTGCAGGGTGGCAACGAGATTCGCGATGTCATCATGTTTGATGACTCCTCGACCTACGACCACTACCTTCCCAACGACACGTTCAACTGGCGCAACGCTCAGGTGCTCGACACGATCGAGTGCCCTTGGCGTTTCAGCATCGACCATATGGCGTGGACTGACCACGAGGTCGAACTGAACGCTGGCAACGGCGCCGGTCGCGACTACGTCAAGGCGCAGTACAAGCGCCTGAAGCGGTCGAAGGAGCAGCGCATGTGGACCAGTCTGCTCAACGGGTTTGAGGATGACCTGTGGCGGACCACGTTCGGAAACAGCGCCGAGATGGAGGGTGCCGGTGGCAAGTTGCCGTTCAGCCTCCCTGCCTTCATCACGGAAGTGACCGACCCCAGCAACCCGTTTGGTGTTCGTGGCGGTTTGCCAATCGGCTGGTCTACGATCATGGGTCTTGCCAACGGCAGCAGTGGTGAGCGCCGCTGGACGAACCAGATTTCGTACTACGACCCCACTTCCTCTGTCAGTGCGAACGCTCCTTTGGCATCTGTGACGGTTGCGGAAGCAATCAACACGGCAGGCAACGGCGCGTCGTATACGGCGGAAATTGGTGGTCTGATCACTGCCTTTGATGACATGTTCCTCAAGGTGCAGTTCCAGCCACCGAGCACCCGTCAGGAATACTTTGAGAAGCCGAGCCTGAATCGTCAGATGATTCTCTGCTCGCGTCTTGGTCTGAACCAGTACAAGCAGGCTCTGCGAGCCAGCAACGACACGCTCGTGTCGTATCAGGATGCCGCCTACAACGCTCCGGCGTATAGCGGAATCGAACTGATGTACTGCTCAAACCTCGACACGGCTGCGATCTTCCCGAAGACCAGTGGTCAGGTGCGCACAGACAACACCACCAACATCGGCGGCGCACTTTCAAACGAGGGTGCAACCGAGACCGGAAGCGGCGCAATTGACAGTGGCGCTCGGTATTACTGGGTCAATGGCAACTACCTGACCCCGATTTACCACGCTCGTCGCTACTTCGAGAAGCACGAGGTGATGCGTCATCCGAACCAGCCATTCACCTACGTTCAGGTGGTGGATTGCTGGTGGAACCTGTTCTGCAACAGCCGACAGCGGATGGGCATCGTCGCCCCGATGGTCAAGGCCTGAAATTGAAACTGGTGGGGGGTGGGCTAGTCCCACCCCCCATTCTCCACACGAAAGGAAACACACATGATTCTTGCTCCCACTTCTGGTGCCGTTGGCATCCAGCCGCACGGCGTGAACGCTCGCTGCGTGAACCGCAGCGGCGGCGCTTTGGCGATTGGCGACGTGGTCGTGACTTCGTTCGCCCACACCAGCCCGAACGCCGTTTACCCTCCCACCACCACCGCCGAATTGTCGCAGTCTCCGTTTGCCTGCGTTGTGAAGGCAGATGGCAACACCTCCACTCCGGGCTACATCGGAGTGGTTACGGGTCTGGGTTCGCAAAGCGGCGCTGAACTGAGTGAAGTCGAAGTTCAGTTCGGTGGCGTTGTCAAGGCAAAGGTCACTGCCACCACGGCCAACGTCGTGATGGGAACCGTCCTGTCAATCTCTGACGGCGCTGGAGCGTTCGGAAATCCGGATGCTGCAAGCAGCACCTATCCCGCTGCCATTTCGCTCGGCAGTGTGACGGCTGGTTCGACTGAGTCGGTCAACGTGCTCGTGAATTCGTCACTCTGGTTCTACGCTGACGTTTGATGCGTGACTGATGGTTACAACCCCTTGGGGGGCGAAAGCCTCCCAAGGGATTTCAATGCCCACGTTTGCAGAAGTTAAGAACCACGCGATCCTCTCCGTTGGAGGATTTCCATCGCTTGCGCCCGGGCAGAGCAGGGAGCAACGCCTTGCCGAGATCGTGAATCAGGCAGGTCAGCATTTGTTTGCTCGGCCTTGGCGGTTTCGCGAGCGAACCACGAAGTACATCAGCCTCGTCAATGGTCAGTCTTGGGTTGCGCTTCCGTCAGACTGCGAAGAGATCGTTTCGATCATTTCGACCCAGTCGCTCGGCTACCTGATCGAGATGATCACGCCCGATCGAATGGAGCAGTTGCGTCAACTTGGACTGACGATGAC